CTGAGTGAGGCACTGGGACTCAGGCTGGCTGAAGCGCTGGCGCTGGGACTTAAGCTGGCACTGGGGGACAGGCTGGCCGACTCGCTGGCGCTGGGCGACAGGCTGGCGCTGGGCGACAGTGAAACGCTGGCACTGGCGCTGGGGCTAAGGCTGGCGCTGGGAGATAGTGAAGCTGAAGCCGAAGCGCTGGGCGACAGTGAAGCCGAAGGGCTTAAGGAAGCGCTGGCGCTGGCACTGGGCGACAGTGAAGCCGAAGGGCTCAAGCTGGCCGAGGCACTGGCACTGGGCGACAGGCTGGCGCTGGGCGACAGCGAAGCCGACGGTGAGAGGGAACGGCTGGCTGAAGCACTAGGGGATAGTGAAGCTGATGGTGAAACGCTTCCAAACGGGCCGCCGCCAAAATTATCAGGCCTTACAGCATTATTTAATACCTCTACCCATAAATAACCAGCAGCGTAGTTTGTCGAGTCTGTCCTTGTCCCAAGCGATGTCCAGCTACCGCCTGAAGCTTTATAAAAAAGCTCCAGGGTTGTTGGTGACGAACCGGTGGCCGAGAAACCAAACGAGTCGTTGGCTGATACCGTCTGGGAGATGGTTGTACCAACGTTGCGTGATACTCCGTTGTCGTAGGCGCCAAATTGGAACCAAGTAGAAGCCGGTTTCCACCACAACCAATAACCATCAGCGGTGGACGCGCCGGGCTGCTGGCCGCGGACACCGAGGTTAACTTCGCCGGTTACGTTAGTAACGGTAATGTAGACCTCTGAATCAGCATCGGAAGTTGCCGTACTCCAGTAACCGTCATTCCAGCCAGTGGTGTTGCCGCCCACCGTGTTGGAGATAACCTTAATACCGTTAGTGCCATTGATAAAGCCTGTTGTCCAACTGGCACTGGGCGGCGGCCCCTCGTTGGCGCGGTTGAAGTCGTCTAAAACTCCGTAGTTAGGAAAGGCTATAATCGGCTCCGTTGATTAGGAATTGCATTAACTTAACCTAGCCGCTAGTTTTCTTATGCGGATGATTTGGGCTTTGGTAGCTTTAATACCATAAACTCTGGAGAGTTCTATTTCTAGGCGTTTGCGGTATTCGCCGCGAGTCATCTCTTTTAAGTGGTAGTCTTCTGACGAGGGGCTTGGCGAGGGCAACTCAATCATAATTGTCCTCCTTACTTATTATTTATAAAAAGTGCGCTAACTCTTAAATCCGTAACACTGGCACTACTTTGAGCCGTCCAATTCTTATTAACCGCTGTCTGGGGCCACGGAGTTGTGAGGGAAACGCCTCTCATATCACCAGCTGGAACATATAATTGGAATATCACCGAACCGGCTGTATCATCCCTTAAATCCACTCTGGCGGCTGTTCCAGAAGTATTACTGATAAATATAGATACTAAGTCATGGAAAGTAGAAACTGCAGCGGAAATAATCGTAGTCTCAGCTACAGAAGCTGATATAGTGGTGGTTTGCGTACCCATGATGTCCCGTATAGCATTGGGTAGTACAACTTGGCGACCAAATTTATCAGCAACTGAATTTACCCTGTCAGCGTTGGCAACGGCTGTCGGTAACTCCGTAATAGCGTATCCACCAGTCTTAACTGGTTCACCAGCATCAGCTGCATCGTGGGCTACGTCACCCGAAACCGAAACCCCGTCAGAGGCAGTGTTATCCCAGTCGTCCATAACTGAAAGCGAAGCTTGGGCTGTAGAGTCCTGAACTGCAAAAGTCCCCGCGTTTGTTACAGCGTGAGAGGCTACCGTGACGGTATTATCCACGGATACCGAGAGTTGATTAGAGGCGTTGACATTTACTCCGCGCTCGTTGCCAGCCGCATCCCGGATATTCATAAACATATTACGATTGGCTGACATACGAATGGCACCAGCGTCGCCATCATTGACTGTATCAGCAGTCGATATATAAAATCCTGCCGCAGGAAAGACCACGGCTGTGCCTAAACCAAAACCTGTATCATCTGTTGAGCCAGCCATAGCAGTTGTAGCAGTGTCTACATTATTTAGATTGGTAGCGTCTGCACTAATTAACCCCACAGTCCAAGCACCACCCTGAAAAGCAGTTAGCTCAACTGACCCATTTTCTAAGTCGTCGAGTCCTCCATGTGTTATCCACAATCTGCCAGTGCTATCAACTCTAAGTTGAGAGTTATCACCATCAGCTGGGGTTAAAGTGGTCAGTGCGTCATCGCGAGTAGCTAGGGCCAGGACGCCAGTATCGGTCGCACCCGTAGCTGTATCAATCGCCTTGCCTAAGTTAGTTGCACCTACCCCAGGTATAACTGAAGTTACATCTATGTCACCGATGTCCACGCCGCTATTGGGAGCTAATTTCCCAATTGCATTAGTCCCAGTTGGAAGTGAACCCACAATATCCACTTGCATCTCTGAACCTGATACTGCACCTGCTATTGTCGTAATACCGGCATTTGATATAGGTTGCGTAGCTTGCCAGAAGGTGCCAGTGACCGCTATGGAGTCGGTGTGCTTGACATACAACTCACCTAAATTATTACCTCTTAGAGCTACATTGTCCCCGTCCGCCGTAGTCAAACCCCCAGCTCTAGCATCTTCCCGAATAACTATCAGAGCATTGCCAACTGGATTAGTAGCAGCAACTGCATCCTCAGTATATTGCGTACCGCCTATAGCTGATACATAGTCACCAGCTGTATCAGTCAAGCGGACGGCCAAAGGATTAGAAGAAGTATAATCAAGAACCGTAGCTTCGATAGTTGAAGTTACACCGTCTTGAATAGCACCGCCTCCAGCTGTTTGGGTGACATAAACCGAACCATCAGAGGAATTGCCCTTGACGGAAAATGATGTACCCGATGAGGCGTCTTTGACTTTCAGGATTTCACGTTGATTTGGGGATATATCACTCATAATAAAAATGCAACCCGCAGAGGGTTGCTTCTACTTTTAGTTTATCATAATCTGAGGTGTTCTTTTATGTCATCAAAGCGCTTCAGGTTATCCCATTTATCCGGTCGCAGTTGTTCATTAGCTAAGAGTTCCTTTTTAATGGCTTCTTCCTTATTCTTGAGGTTTATCTTTTCTTCGCGTAGTTTTATCTCTTTTTCAGCCAAAGCGGCTCTGGTAGTAATATCTTTATTGATAGTTTCCTCAAGAGTGAAAACTGCCTCTTTGACCTTAAATTGTAATTTTTCCAACTTTTCTTGCTGCGTAATAATTGAATTTTCTATTGACCTTAATTTACCGCTTTCTTTTTTAGTATCCCATTGAATAGTTGCTTGTTCGGCAGTTAATGCCACTTTACTATTAAGCAAAACATCCAACTTAACCTGAGACTCTTCAATATCTTGATGTAAATCAGCCATTATTCTGGCTTGTGAACCGGAATCTCTTTCTAGTTCAGATTTTTGTTTTTTAAGTTTTACTAACTCATCCCGCAACTCCTTGGCAACCCCATCAGTCGTAATAATTTCATCGTCCAACTTAGCCAATCGTGATTCGCCATCTGACAACGATTTTTCTAAACTTTTTAGAGCGTTACGAAGTTTAACTACCTCTTGTTCGGCTTCTTCGTATAGTCTCAGCACCTCACGTCTAGCACGATTTTCAGCCTCCACTTTCAACCTATCAACAGTTTCAGTTTCGTCTTTGGCTAGTTGCCTCAGACGCTTTTCTTGATGGGCTAGGGCAGCTTTATTTTGAGCTAGTTGCTTCTTTTGGTCCGCTAGTAGTTTCAGTTGGCGTTGGACCTGATTTTCCACTCCCTCCAGATACAGTTTTCTCTGCCGTATCAGAGTCATAATGGACTCCAGTTCCTGGGGCGGGGTTGTCATCGGCTTTTCCCTTCACTTCTGGATTATTAAGTTCTTGGATTTGGCGGTCAGTGTACTGAGCTGGAGTCTCACGGTTCATAAAGGACATCGTGTCCTTAGTTTCGCGGATTACTTCCTTCTCAACTTCCTGGCGCAGATGTGGGTCAGCTACCATGCTTTTACGCTGCCCCCCACGTTCAAAATTGTAAGTTCCGTCATCATTGCGATTTTGGATAATGGCACTAACCAGTTTACGGACGGCGATTTGGGCAATATCGCCAGGGAGGTTCACCTCAGTTTTGGCCTTTAACACAATCGTGTGCTCCATATTAGCCGTTGGTGTGGTTCGTTTGGAAAGGTCTAAACCGGTTTTATCTTTGGCGAACTGTAAACCTGGGTCTAGGCTGGGATTAGTGGCAATACTGCGGGCATATTTGACACGGAAATCATGGGGTAATGGATTGAAGACTGTTACGGTCTTTTCCATCCCCATGCCGGATAATTGGGGCGTGAACTCTTGGACTGGTGCTGTCTCGCCATCGCCCAGAACTGGAGCATCGCCTACTACTTGACTCATCATTTTTTCTCCTTTGTGACACTGGTTACATCTATGACATTGGCGGCTGGTGAAACCTCAGATTGGTTTTTTTTATCTTTCAGTAAATCTTCGATTACCCGATACTCTCCTTGTAAGCGGAACAACTCTCCATCTATTGCTTGTTTTTGTTTAGCCAGTTTATTAAACCTATCCTCGGCTGCTTTCTTACGAGCTTGTAAATCTTTACTAGCCTGTAGATTACTCACGAGATTCCTTTCGTTTTAAATAAAAAAACCGCCAGTTGGCGGCTATTCCTACTTACAGTATGCCGAAAATAGTCCATAAAAAGCAACAGGGGCCTTTAATGACCCCCGTGACTTGCCCGAACAGGCGTGTTTATTTTACTTCTTGGTTACTTCAAACTTTGTCAGGTCTCCATAAGCGGCGTAGAGCTGCCCGAGCTTATCAAAGATAGCTTTTAACTCATCCTCTAAATGACCAGCCATAGCCTCCAGGGAAATATTGGATTCATACTCCAAAGTGCCTGATGCGGTTAATTCTAGCTGACCATCATATTTATGGTTAGCGTCGAACTCAAGTTCGTAATCGTGCGTGAATGGCATGGTTAAGCCGGGTCGTACTCGCCGTGCGACTCTAAGCTACGAGGTTTCTTAACTATTTTTTCAGTCATTATTTACTCCTTTATGTTGCTTCTATATCAAGGTCAGGCCGCGGCGACCATTAAGCCAGCCGTCGCACCAGTTGCCTGAGCACCGCCAGCCACTTCGACAACCGTAAAGTCGTCAGCCCAGTCAGTCGCACCGAACAGCCATGAGTCATGCAGGATTATCGAACCGCCTGCTGAAGCATGGGTATCCATAGCAACTGTCATGGCCGTAGCTGTTGAGTTGGTAGCATTATGGAAAATACACCTCTGGAACAAGTGCCAACGGTCAATAGCACCAGAACTTGATGCGTTGACGAACGTATGACCAGCATTATCGGCGAAAGTCGGGAAGAAACAATCCCTAAAGATGTTCCTCTGCGTCTCACCGGATAACTTCAATTCGGTGTTGGTGGTTGAACGGGCAACCGTATCCAATCCAATGACACACTCATCAAAGACGTTTTCGTCACCGTCATTAATGTCCAGCGTGATGGCCGCTGTGTCATCTCCGGCTGTAGCATCACCGATTCCAGCGAAATGGACGGCGTTAAAGTAGTTTCTGTCACCGGTTAGGGTTACCAGAATGTTGTTGTCAACGAACGAAGCCAGCTGAATGTTGTAGAAACTATTACCTGAACCGGAAATTGTCAGTAGCGCGGTAGAGGTGGATTGGCTGGCCGTATCCCACAAAATTCGGGAACGGGGTGAAACCAAGCTCGGCGCACAAACGCCAACCACTGTAATCAGGTTCTTGGAAAAAGTCCAAAGGCCGTCTGTTACAGCGGCTGATTCATTCGTACCACTACCAGAACCAGTACCCTCTGATGTCACTAAAATAACATCGAAGTTGTTAGTTGTAGCTGAACTATGGGCTTTGTACAGGCTGGCAAAAGCCTCATCCTGGGATTTACCAGAGTTAGTATCCAGTCCATTCACGCCGTCAACATACCAGATGTCGCCGACATGGGGTGCTAGGCCGAAGCCTAGAATCTCCTGTGGACGGACTTTAGCTCCGTATCTTAGAGCAGGAAAGTAATTTCGTGCTAATTTTGACATAATTTCTCCTTTGCATCTCTCCCTCTCGGGTCAAGCCCGGTCAAAGGCGAGAAAAATTAATTGTTAATTGGTCAGTCTATCGTGAGGTATGCCAGTGTATGCTCATTATCTACACCAGCTTCTATAGCAACACCGATTTGGACTTCACCGGCAGCGTCTAGGGCCTCAACCTCACCGCCTACACTCGTACCTGTAGTCAGGGCTAGGCCAGCGGTAATAGTTTCATCGGCCTTGATAGCGCAAGGGCCACCTGTCTGTAGCCAGCAGTAGCCAGAAATGGCTACGGCTACGTTCGGTATACCAACCGGCATATCTGCCTGGTCAGTGACCGATACGACCACAGCGTCCCATGGGTTCTTGCTGAATGACACTTCTGAAGCTGTGGTAATGGCAACAGTAATGCCTTCATCGAGGTTAGCTGTTAGTACGCCGGATGACGCAACGGTAGCGTGGTTGTTGATGAGGTAAGTAATACCTTCACCAGCCAAATCGCGGGTTGTTACATAGCCGTCGGCGTATAGGTCGGCAGCTGCGGCAGTTGCGCCTAGAGTGGCGGAAATTTGCTTGTCACCAATGGCGCGGGCGACATTAGCCGTTCGGTTTTGGTGGTTGCCCTCAACCGTAGCGGCGACCTGGAGTTCGGCAACGACTAGAGCAACCGCTCCAGCCCTTGCGTAACGGTATTTTCTACCGTCAGAAGTCTGAGCCAGCTGGCCTGTTCTTAGACCGGAACTCTTAGTGGCTCCAGTAGAACGAGCGTCCTGGTCAGTTATAGGAAAGATAATCATTTTAGATTCTCCTTATTAGTTTATTGAACAATTTTTCCTTATTTCGGTCCCGTCCGGTTCGTGCTTTCAGCTTGCGGATTTTATTCCTCACCCCGATTGCACTCTGCTTCACAGAACCAAGGAAGTCTAAATTACGTTGTAGTAATCGCAGTTACCTTCTCGTTTCTCACCGGGTTCTTGTGGATAAGTTGCCCGTAAACAACGAAGATGCCGACCTCTGCCAACTGATTAACAGGTGACATCAGGTCGCGCCACTGGAAGGCGGTTGGCGGAACTTTGTCGTAAACGCCGTCAGTGACAGAGTTAGCCACACGAACCGTAGACAGGCTAGGAATGCTCAATGAGTGGAATTCCAGAGCTGTTTCGTTGACGAACCACATCATTTGAGCTGTGGCTTTGTTGTCAGCCAAGACCGGCTTGCCACGGTATTCCAGGTAGCTGGAGCCACCCTTTAGTGAAACATCACCGCGGGCGACTTGGCCTACGCCACCATCACCGCGGTTAGAACCACCACCTAAGACACCATAACTAGCGAGTTTCTGCGGTTCAAGCAATGAGCCATAAAGGCTCCAGATAGCGCGGGTTGTCAGAACGACATTTGGTGATTCGCTTTCCAATCCGGAGACTGTAGCGGCATCATCAGCGCTGTCCATAGTGTCAAGGTCGAGTACCCCGCCGGAAGCGGCTACGAAACCAGTTGAACCGCCAGCATTAACGAAGTTGCCGTAAGTGGTTCGTGATAGACCAGCGAAGGTTGTTGTGTTGGTAGAGTCATCAATTAGATTACCAAGACCGTTGAAGTCATTGCCAGTACCGAATCCATAAAGGATGGTTCCTAGGGCGTTGCTCATGGAGTTCTGAGCAAATTCCATGGAAGCGGCTTTTAGTTTGATGACACCCAGTGGAGTTTGGTTGATGCCCTGTTCAACCATTGAAAGAGTCACTGGTTGGGCATAGCCAGTGTAATATTCGACGGCTTGCACGGGTGCGTAGTCAATCGAAGTTGAGAAGGTCTCAACACCTTTGAATGATGTTCCGAGTGTACTATTTGCTGTTATGAGATTCCACTGAATGTTGTTGCCATTAGCTGGAACGGGGCTAGAAAAGCAACGTCGCAGTATCCAGTTGGATTTGTTTACCGTGTCAACCACCTTGGGTAATATCTTTGGAAGACCCAGTTGGGTGACGCGGGAGTTTTGGGAGGTCGCGGCCATAATTTTCTCCTTAATTTTTTGTAATAAAAAAAGACCCCGCAGAGGCCTTCTTCTATTTATAGCATATACTAACTATATTTATTTATGCAAATCTAGCTGTTAATCTCAGCCATTTCCTCAGCCAAGTAGTCGTTAAGCGTACCACCCGTGCCGATGATAGTGTCTTTGGGAGAATTAGAAGGTGTGAATGGAGCGTTTGAACCAACCATCGAACCCTTCTTCTGACGAGTAGAGCGCTCACTCTTTTTCTCATCCTTAGCTTGGGTCTCTTTTTGTTCGGCCTGCATCAGACGGAAAGCATCCACGGCGCTAGTAATCTCTGGGATTTTAGCTGAACGACGGTCAGTATTCTCTTTCTCCATCCACTTGAATATAGCTAGAGCTTCTTTAACAGGAGCTTGTTCAGCATTTTTAGGGTCAAGCCAATTTGCAGTGTTGAGTTCCGGTGTAATGGCTGGGAGCATACCTTTATTACGTAAGTAATTAATCTCGTTATTCCATTGAGTAACTTGCTGGTTGCGGATGTTTTCCTGGACTTGCTGAGACTCAAAACGTTCTTTATCAGCATCAAAGGCTCGGCGCTCACCGTCAATAGCCACATCCATCCTGGCTACATTGCGATTGAACTTCAAGAATTCAGAAGCTGAGATTAGGTCAGGACTATCATCCAAACTTTTAGCAAAGGCATCGGCCTCCTCTGGGTTATTGATTTTAATAGTTTTACCGTCAGTCGTAGTAAACTCAAACGAATAATCACCTTTCGGTTGGAATTCACCTGGGTCAGGAACTGGCGGTGCATAGACACCCTCCGGCTCCTTAGTTTCGTCTTTTTCGGGCTTTAGCTCTTCACTAGGTTCAGCGGATTCCGATTCCGGTTCGCTCTCGCCTGCATCTGATGAAGATGCAGCTTCTTCCTCCGCTGGCTTTTCTTCCTCACCAGCCGGTTTTTCATCTTCAGTGTCCGCATCTTCGTCCTCCTCTCCTAATATATCGGGGTTCTCGACCACCTCGCCTTCAACACCTTCAGCGATGTCATCTATGGCTTGTTCTACCTCGCTTTTTGGTTCTTTTGGCTCGTCTTTTGGTGTTTCGGGCACTGGCTGCTCGTCAGCCTTTGGTGCTGTGTCGTCTTTCGACATAACTTCCTCCTTACTTATTACGTTCCTGTTCCAAACTGTGAAGGGTTTTGCATCCTCGGCGGTGATGCTTGGCCTACTGGTGCGGGTGCCGAGCCGGTCTTGGGGGGGGTTGCCGATTGCGCTGGGCCGGATTGCGGTGGCGCCATACCGACCATCGCCGCCGAGGTCGCTGGGTCTAGGTTGCCAAAAATGCGAACATCCGGTCCTTTAGGTACAGGCGGGCGGTCTATCATACCGGATGGGTCCATAATCGAATCACGCAGACCCTCGGTCATGGCGGCCTTATCGGCAACTGAAGCGATAAACTCTGCTAGTTTCTGCTGAACTTTCATATCTAACTTGCGGAAGCGTTCAGTCGTCATAAAGCGGTTCCAATGGTTCAAATAATTTTCGTTGTAGTCATCACGCTCTTCGGGTTCCCGGCCATTCATAATTAATCCAATGTCTATCTCCGCTTCATTGGATAGTATTTGGTTTTGGACTGACTGCATGTAGGTCATACGGTCTAACTCCCATTTCAATAATCGTTCGGCCCGCTTTTCGGGGTCCGGTACACCGAGGTCTTCAAACATCGTCAGGTAATCTATCTTGTTCATTTGGGCTAACTGGATAGCTGTAGCCCGGAGGGATTGTTTATCCAGCGGTAGGGTAGAGTCAATCGTCACGGTAACCCGGACATTAGTATCAATGTTGTCCGAAGACAACATAATTTTATTGAATAAGCCGTCTTTACCTTTAACCATGACGAAGTAATCATCCTCCAGGTAGACATTCATCATTTGCATCAAATAAACATAATATTGCCGCCAGGCTCCATTAATGACCGCTACTAGGTCGTCTTGCAGGGCGGAGGCTTGGTTGCGAACCAGCAAATCTTGTCCGAGTGTTGGATTCTTGCTTTGAGGCTGTTGGCCTCTAAATTGGACTGGCGTACCCATCATAGTATCAACTTCAGTTCGGGCATCATTCTTGTCTTCCATGACATAGCTGGGTAGTTGGGCGGTCTGTATTACAGCTATAGAATCATGGACATTAGTATTAGGGTCAGCTTTATTCAGTAAACCGATTGTCCCGTAGGCTTTACTAACAAACTTTTTAGCATCGGCTTCGTCCCACAGGGAACCATTAACCAAAGTCTTTGGATTAGCGCGGTCGGCGTTCTCGACAATTTGCTTGCCGCGCTTGTTCAATATATCCTGCATCGGGCGGGCTTGGTCAAACAGGCAGGTTTCGTCAATGAAGGAACGTCCAGTATTCCAATAGTTCAAGCAGATAAAGGGTTTTATCGGCATATAAGTCATGTTGGCTATCATCTGCTGTTTCTTACTGCCTTTACGTATCCAGTTGGGGTTTTTCATTTTGCCCAGGCACAGTTGCTTGTCAGGAATCAGCCAGCAGACACCCTCGGCTTCCTCGCCGTCATCCCAGTAAGTGAACCAGCACTCCTGGTAAGTCACAACACGGGAGACCTGTGTATAAGTGCCTCTCTTAATACCATAAACAGCGTAAATATCGTCTTTTTTGTCCGGGAACTTAGCGACAAGTTTCTCTATGGTAGCCTGCTGGCGATGCCAGATACGCAGCGGGTTACTCTGGTAGCGGGCTTCGCGCGAAATAACAATGTCAGCGGGGTCGACATTCTCAGTACAAATGTCCCCAAAGGGACCATAATATTCATCGTAGCGTAGCTTCAGATAACCGCGTTTGCGGGTAATAAGATTCTTAACTGCCAGTCGCATTTGGGTATTAACATCATGGTCCAGGACGTGCTGGTAAATTCCCTGTTCGCTTTGATTAGCCACATGTTCGGAAGTTTCATCGCTCCTAGAAGGCAGTAAATTAGGTTTGGCCGGTTGACCAGTAGCATAAGCCAAGATAGCTCGGACCGAAGCGAATAGGCGATTATCTACATAGGGTGTTTCGATGTTCTTGTTGACGACCTTGCCACCATCCTGGATGCCCAATAGATAGGCAATGTTTTCCTTGTCGGTCAGCGACAGCAGCCACGGCTCCTGCTCCCAATGGGACACATCTTGAGCAAACTCATTAGTACATAGCCGGTGCAGTTTTTCGTCATCCAGCGATAAATCAAACGGGCTAAATGGCTCATCAACCGTGTTAGCCGGGTCTAATGCATTAGTGAAAGTAGTATTATCCATAAAATAAAATAGACAGCCTGCAGAGGCTGTCTTCTACTTGAATAATAGCACAAAGCTAATTTGAAATGTACTCCGACCCCTGTTAAATTTCGTCAAACAACGATAAAATGATACCACATTCGGCAGAATTTCGGCGGTTTACCGAGGCATTTTTGGCGGGTTGAAGACTGATTATTGGTCACGTCAATTCCGTAAATCGCTGTACCTTGGACTTCACAAACTTTGGTGCCACAATATATACAATGAAACTCCCAATATCGAGGACGGCCTTCACGGACTAAATAAACATCCATTGAGTATCGAAAATCATCACCGGAGTCACGATAACTGCTATCACCAGGCTTGGGTTTCATGTGTCCATCGCTTCGCTTATTTTTTCACTCAAGTCAAAAATCATTTGTCCCTGCCTATCTACATAATCAGCTTTTTTAGGTTGAGCTGTCAACTGCGGCTCGGCGAAGTCCATGCCTACGCCCCTGCCCAGCTGACGTGAAAGAGCAATCCGCATATAACAAGTTGCATGGGCATAATGTTCAGGCTTAGAAGGGTCTTTAGTCCAGACGCCTTTCTCGAAGCCTTTAGGGTCGATTTCCGTCGTTCGAAAAGTATTCCCCCAGTGTCGGATATAGTCATCCAGCTCATGCGGGTTCATGCGGAATTTAATCCGTTTTTCGTTAATCTCAGTAGCTACAAGGTCAAATATCTTAGTTCTATCAGCATGAACTACGCCGTACTCCCTGCCCTCCTTAAACCTGACTACGCCAATATCCTTGGTGTCCTGCTTGTAATAACAAACAAAGACTTTCCCACGATATTTCTCCATCAATTGTTTGGGAATCGTAAAATCAGGCATAGCATCAATTACCATGATAGCGTTGTACATCAGAAATAATTTCTCTATTTCCTCCCAACTCTCGGTCTTGCCCATATCAAAAATGCCTTCCGGCGTACCGGCTACCCAGTGTTTAATAGCCCCAACATCCACGCCGATAGCTACTTGGACTTTCGGTATTAAGGTCGGTTGGCAAGCGTTTAAGATAGTCTCACGCGACACAATAAGGTCAGTCGGTGTATAAGCCTTACCCAGAACGAAGTTATAAAAATATTCAATCGAATTAGTCGATTGCTTTTCAATGATATGTTCGGCACTCTGCCAAGGGGCCATTAATTGGGAGACCCAGTAGCCATGCCAATCCCTATCTGGATATTTAGCCACCCATTCGCCGTTGATACGGTCGGCGTTATAAAGTTCCTTACCACAGGCTCCACAAGCAAATATAGCCCGCTCTAAGTCTACATAGTGGGATTTAAGCGTCTTATCACCCCACATATCCTCTTCCTGCTTAAAATCCAGCCAGGAGCTGAATTTACAATGTGAACATTTAACAAACCAATGGCGCTGGTCAGTTCGTTGGTACAAACCGTCCACTCCGAAGCCAATAGCCGAGGGGTTGGAAAAGTACCGGAACCTTGGCTCGGGAGCGGCATCTAGCCGAGACTGGTAAATTTCAACAATCTTTTGATGGCTGCGGTCATACTCGTCGATATTCAAAGTATCGGCCGTGATGTTGATGGCCTGCCCCTCAGATTGTGCTCCCCTGTAATAAATAAAGTTTTGTGCAAATTGTTTTAAAGACTCCGAATCAACAGTCAAGAGTTCTTTAATTTTAGGATTATACTGAATAATTGGATTGACTTTCGGGGCTACGAAACCCTTAATAACATCGGCGGTTTGTAGGGTATGAATAATATTTCTTTTCTGGTAAACAGCTTCGTGAATACCCCTCAATGTCTCAGCCACAGTCATACCTATCTGAGCCGCTTTTTTGGTAACGATGGTCTGGGCATCGTCGGTCATATAATCAATCAAAAAACGATGCTGAACGAACTCCAAAGGTTTGTTGTATTCATTAACAAAGTTATTCAGAGTTATCCAAGCGAGTACATTCGAGGCTTCTAGTTGTGCTTGATTCATAAAAAAACCACCTTCCGGTGGCTATTCCTATCTTAATTGTAGCAGTTTTAGGTTTTTTTCTTCTTTTCAAGATAATCCTGAAAATCGTCAGTAGGCTGTTTGAACTTTTGGGAAGATTTCTTAAAATAAGTCTTATGGCCCTCGGTTAGAGGCTTCAGGGCTTTCTTGGCCTGGGCGGGGGTTTTGATGGGCTTCGAAAACATCGAGCCTTCCCATTCATCATAGTCCATCTTCTTAACGGGATTAGGAGTTTCAAGAGCTTTTTTCACCAACGGCATAATATACTCCTCTTCAACAATTCTCTTCTCTACTATGGGAGGTATAGCCTCCCCACTTAAAGCAACTGAGATGAAAGCTGTCTTCTTTTTGACCGCTACCCACTTAGGGTAATCTTCTTTTCTAATATAAACAGTTACTTTAGGCATACTAGAGAGTATATACCTACTATACCCCCTAGTCAACTGAAAATAGCCTCGGATTAAATTGTGGATAGTAAAAAAACTTGAGCTGGAGTCCCAATGTCCCTACCCCCACCCCTGGTACCCCCCAGGGGTATATATCACCTTTCAACTCAAAGAATAAGAATAAATTTATTATTGTAATACAACACAAGAAAAATAAATAACTACACTACATCTAGTGTGTATACATACATTGCACCGTACACCGCACACAGTATAAGACATATAACAGGGGTATGTTCGTATTGTGTTCGTGTCGTCAAATGGTTCTTGTGCGACTATGCGTTTTCGGCTTTAGACGTACTTTGCACCGTCTTTTGTTTTAAAAAGGCTGTAAAGTCCTTAGAAAGGGCCATATC